AGTAGCCAGCATGCACAATTTGAGAAGTGGTGAGCATTACACGTACAATGGTCAAAGCAATATCATCAGTTTCTTCAATGGCAGTGAGATAGTCCTGAAGGATCTGTTCGCCTATCCATCTGATCCAAACTTTGATTCATTAGGATCATTAGAAATCACTGATTGGTTTATAGATGAAGTTTCACAGGTAAGCAAAAAAGCTGTGGATATAGTACGTTCACGCGTGCGTTTTAAGCTGCGTGAATTTAGTATTCCACCCAAAGGATTGATGACATGCAATCCATCAAAGGGATGGCTATACAATGAGATATATGCGCCATATAAACAGGATGCACTACCTGCACACATTGCATTCATTCCTGCGTTACCCGGTGATAATCCGCATCTACCTGATACATATCTTGAAACATTGGCGCGATTGCCTGAAATGGATCGCAAACGCCTATTAGAAGGTGATTGGGAATACGATGAGAGCAATGATTGGCTTTTCAAACCGGATGATGTATTGCGATGCTTTCGTGAATCACCATTATCAGGTGATATGTACATCACTGCCGATGTCGCACGATTCGGAAAAGATAGATCAGTGATTTGCCTATGGCAAGGATTAACGCTAATTGGCATTACTGAATTCAGGAAGCAGCCAATCACTACAATTGTGCAGCACATTCGCCAGCTGTGTGAATCAAAATCTGTGAAGCTCACAAATGTATTGGTGGATGAAGATGGTGTTGGTGGTGGTGTAGTGGATGCATTGCAGTGCAGAGGATTCCAAAATGGATCACGTGCCAAACATCCGGATACATACAGCAATTTAAAAGCCGAATGCTATTTCAAGTTAGCAGAATTCATGGAATACAACAAGTTATTCATGCGCACAGCTAACCAACGTGATGTAATCGTAAAAGAATTAGACATGATCAGGCGCAAGAATCCGGATGCGGATGGTAAGCTATCTGTAAGCAGCAAAGATGAAATACAACGCATGCATGGTGTTTCACCTGATTACGCTGATGCAATTATGATGCGCATGTACTTTGAATTGTTCCCCAATTACGGCAATTATTCGTGGGTGTAATCTTTACCGGTAAAGATAAAAGTAAAGATTTTACAAGCTAACTGATTCATTTTCAGCTGCTATCTACTCAATGTGAAAATTATTTCACTTTTTTCTTGCTTTGTTATTACGTTTGTATATACATTTGTCAGGTCAAACAAACACAAACACAAAAAACAAAAGTCATGAAGCAAATTAACCACAGCGAGTACATGAAGAAAGTAAAAACATTGACTGATGAATCATTAAGATATATCATTAAAGATTGTCAGGAAGCAATTAGTGCAATGCCTAATGGCGAAAAAGCTGGTTTTTATGCTGATGAAATTCATTACTGTGCTATGGAATTGAGCCGTCGCGCATCAAGTAAAAAATAATCAATCGGGGGGTGCGCATCCGTAACGCACAATCAATACAACATAACATGAAACAATCAACACCAGATACAACAGACATCATCATATTAATCATTTTTATTATTATCCTATGTTCAAACTAATCCCCTGTAAAGAATGTAACGGTGAAGGCATCGTGTACGAAATGATTGCCTGTGGACGCAGCATGTCCGATTGCTGTGGTGGCTGCACACGCGATGTCAAATGTGAGCATTGCGATGGCACAGGTGAAATTGATGATCCATATTACGATGGCGAAGATGAATGATGTATATTTGTAATCACAAAACCAAAAATCAATATGAGTAATTTAACTACCACAGCGCAATTGCGCACCATGTTTTCACGCGAAGATGTAATGCAACGCCTACAATCAGTATTAGGTAAACGCGCATCAACGTTCACCACATCAGTATTACAAATTGTGCAGAGTAATGACCTGCTGTGCAAAGCTGATCCATCATCTGTATTGAATGCTGCAATGGTGGCTGCGACATTAGATTTGCCGTTGAATAATCAATTGGGATTTGCCTACATCGTGCCATTTAACACCCGGCAAAAGAACGGTGATTACAAGACATTGGCTCAATTCCAATTAGGATATAAAGGTTTCATTCAATTGGCACAGCGTTCAGGTCAATTCAAGACCATTGATTCAAAGCCAGTGTACGAAGGGCAATTGGTATTAGACAATTCATTTGGTGGCATCAGCTTTAATTGGGCAGGCAAGACAAGTGATTTTGTAGTTGGTTATGCTGCATACTTTCAGCTAATCAATGGCTTTGAAAAGGTGTTATACATGACCACAGCAGAATTGCAAATGCATGGCAACAAATACAGCCAAACGTACAAACGTGGTGGTGGTTTATGGTCTACTGATTTCGATGCAATGGCAAAAAAGACAGTCATCAAATTGCTGCTGTCTAAATACGCACCATTATCAGTGGACATGCAACGCGCAGTAATCACAGATCAGGCAGTGGTAGATGATGCTGGTGATGTCAAATACATAGATAACAGCGCAGATAAAATTGATGTTGATGTGGTATATGTATCTGATTTAATCGCTAACGCTGCTACCATTGATGAACTCGAAACAATAGAGCAATCATGCAGTGATGAAATAAAGCAACAGCTACGCAGTGAATTCAACGCGAAAAAAAGTGTATTAACAGGCACGTTTATTTCCTAAATTCGCAATACAAAAATCAAAACACACATGGATCAATTATTATTTCGCGCGTCATCATTGGGTAAACTGATGACCAAATCACGCAGCAAATCGGAACCGATTAGTGCAACAGCTAAAAATGAACTGCTGAAATTGTATTTACAGCATGAATACAAACGCACTGATGACATCACCAGCAAGTACATAGACAAAGGTATTGCAGTGGAATCAGAAGCAATTGATATTTGGCGCAGGCACACCGGGCACATCGTGTTCAAAAACGAAACACGCTTTCGTAATGCATACATTAGTGGTGTTCCTGATTTGCTTGTAAAGAAAAATGATGCAGTGTTATTTGTACCTGATATCAAATCATCATGGTCATTGCACACGTTTTACAATAGCAAGATTGATGACATTGATACCAATTATTTTTGGCAAGGTCAAGCATACTGTTGGTTAGTTGGTGCGCCATATGCTGTGTTTGTGTTCGTCCTGTGCAATGCCACATCAACGCTATTGGATGATGAGAAGCACAAAGCTGCATGGCGAATGGGCAGCATAGATACTGAATCGCCTGAATACATTGCACGCTGTAAGCAAATTGAACGCAACATGATTTTTGATATGGAGAAATTCAAACGCGATTACCCATACACGCACATACATCATGCACCGGATGAATGGGTATATGATATACCTGTTGAAAAACGCATACACGAAAAGGTAGTGCAGTTTGATCAGGCATCAATTGATGAATTGATTGAGCGCGTACCGATGTGGCGTGAATACGTAAATAAATTAAACACTATATAACAAATGGAAACATTGCAGACAACAAACAAAAAAAGCCAGTTAATCGTGCGCATGACTACTGATGAATTGAATTCAATCAAAGGTGCAGCACAAAGCAAAGGCATGACCGTATCTAAATACGTGCGTGAAATTGTACTAACATCAGCATCAAATGCGATTGTTGGTTAAATCAATTAGACAATGGTGGATGCAGGTGTGCAAAGGTGTGCATGCCTGCAATCGCCATCAACACTTCGGTAAATTCTAACGGATTTTTCCGTTCACAATACGCTTGTTGTATACTTCAAAATCACCATTGCGATCTGTGATGATATGCGCGAATCCATGATGGTGTTTGTTCAATGGCATGTAATCCGGGTGAAGCTCACACAAGCAAGCCACTGACCAACATGTCACCACTTTGCCATTGATGTTTGGTTCACTGTGTTCTGATGCCTGATGATGGTGCCCACAGATTGCACTGTCTTTTGCGCGCAGGAATAATCCGCGTGCTATGTTTACAGGACTAAACACGCTGGTCATCATTTCATGCCCATGTAATGCAGTCAATTTACCGATGTGCGTTATCTGCAATGATGGAATATATTGGATGTTATACTTCGCCAAATGAAGCAGTGATTCCAAATTGAATTCATCCATCCCCAATAGATCAGGTGCGTTGCGCATGATGTACTGTTCATACCGGGCATCGTGATTACCACACTTATAATAGATAGCAGCATTAGGAAATACATTGCGCAATGCTTTCAGGAAATCACGTGTGAGCATTACTTCATGTGCGAAATCACGTTTGCGCGGATCCTTTTCAAATCTACTGATTGCATAGAAATCAATGATGTCACCATTCAAATAGATGGTGTTCACGTTATTTGCCACACCATATTTCAACGCCAGTGTTAGTGCAGGTATGTTGTGATATGGTATGTGTATATCATTTAAGAATAAAATGTTGTTGTGGCTAACAGGTAGCTTGAATGCCTTGTAATCCTTTTCAAGTGATGCAGGAATACCAAACGGATTTAATTCAGGATTGATATCATTAGCCATGAACGCGAAATCAGTGACTACATCATCAGCTGATTGCACTGCATCTTGTATTCCATTTTTTATTTTCTGCGCAGGACCATACGTATCATGCTTCCACTTTTTGTATAAGCGATAAAACGCATCCAACGTGATGCTGTAATTGTGTTCATTCAATATAGCTGCGCACAATTGCCTGCGTGGTGTGCGTGATGCATCCGCATAGATAGCATAAAAGTGGTGGATGTATTTACTTCTGCTCATGGGTTCACCATTAGCAATTTGTCAAGACCTGTCCACCTGCAATCAATATGCAACCATGATGGTGTTGCTGCGATGTTCTCGTATGTGGTGA